AATACTGGGGATTTTGAGTATGCACAAAAAGTTTTAACTGAACTTCCTAAACATATTAAATTAGGTACAGATAATTTTGGTAATGTTAAAGGTTTAAAAGATGATTTTAATAAAATTCAAGAAAAATTAGAAGATAGAGTAGACCAAGAATTAAAAGACGATAACACTAAAAAAGAAAATTTAAGAACAAAAGAAGCATTAGAAGCAGGAGAAGTTGTAGATAAATATGAAACTTTAACTGAAGCAATGAAAAGTCCTGAGTGGAAAAATGCTTCTACTTATAAAAGAAATCAAATTAAACAAACATACGCAGGTTATGATGTAGGTTTCTCAACTGAAACTAATCTAAATATTGATAGTGACATAAATGCTTTACTTGCAAAAAATGATATTGCAGGTGCAATGGAATTATTAAGAAACAGTATTCCTGAAGTTGAGAAAACATATTTTAATAAAAAGAAACAAGAAATTTTAAATTATGAAGTTACAGGTAATGATGGAATGTTAGCTATTTCAGAATTTAAAACTGCAATGATTAGAGTACAAGAATTAACTAAAAAAGCCGCAGATGCAGTAAAAACAAGTACAATTAAAGTTGGCTATGATGGTATGGCAGATGAGAAATTTAGAATTAAAGCTATTGAATGGTTAGCTGATAACCCAGTAAATATTGAATCACCTAGCTTTTATACTCATTCTAAAAGACGACAAGATTTTGAAAAATTTATTACTGAAGAATTAAGAAAAGAAGAAGAAAAAATAATTGGAGTAATTCAAGGCACACATATTACTGGAATGGATAATCAAGAAGTAGAAAATGCAGATATGTCTAAAATTAAAGTTGAAAAAGTTAAAGATGATGAAGCAGTAATTAAACAGAAGAAAAGATAATGGCAACAATTCAAAGAGAAGCTCCTAATGGAAAGATAATAAATTTTCCTGCAGGAACGTCAGAAGAAGATATTTTAAAATACTTACAGTTACCTGAGTATCAACCTAAGAACAGAAGTTTAATGGGAGATATAGGTATAAGTGCAGTAGATGGAGTTAGAGATGCCGCTCAATCAACAATAGGACTGATTGAGGGAATAGGGGACACTTTAGGAGAAAAGACAAATATTGGTGGCTTCACATTCGGAAAAGATGCTGAAAATGGCATTATGGGATACGAAAATTATGAAACATGGAAAGCTAAAGGTAGAGAAGACCTATTATTTGGTAAAGCAGGAGTAAAAGACGCTATTGAATTACCTGATTTTGAGGGAGACCCACAAACTATAGCAGGTGGTTTAACTAAAGGTGTTTCACAATTTTTAACTGGTTGGTTTACTGGTGGCAAAGTTCTTAAAGGAGTTAAGTATGCTACTGGTGGATATAAAGGAGTTTCGCCTTTTTTAAGAGCAGGAACTACAGGTCAAGTTACTAAAATGATGTCACAAGGTGCGATAGCAGATTTTACCGCCTTTGACGAGGAAACTGGAAGATTAGTAGATATGGTTAATGAACATGCACCATTTCTACAAAATCCTTTATTTGATTATTTAGCTTCTGACCCAGATGATACTTTCTATGAAGCGAGATTTAAAAACGCACTAGAGGGTGCAGGAATTGGCGGAACTATAGAAGCAACTTTAAGAACTTTTAGATACATAAAGAATTTAAATAAAAGTAGAAATAAAGAAAAAATTAATAAGAAACAATTAGAAGAAGATGAAAAGTTTCTTAAAGACCTAGATGATGACAGCATTATTCAAACTAGATACAAACCTTTAACTCAGGTAGAAGAAAAAGAATTAACTAAAAGTTTAGATAGTGAATTAGAAGATAGTATCTTTAATCAATTTAAAGATGCACAAAAAACTTCAAAAAATAAATTAGAATTTGATAAGAAGTTAGAAAAGTTAGATTTAAGTTTAAATTTTAATATTAGACAATTTCTTAATTTAGATAAAGAGGGATTGCTAAGTATAGATGCTTTTAATAAAGCGTATAAAAATCTAATTAAAAAGAAAAAAATAGTTTTATCTGATGATTACGTTAAAGCAACTGCAAGAAAACTTTATGAAAATAATGCAGGTAAACTAGAGATAGATATAAAGAAACTTGATAATTTGGTTGAAAAAGCTCCATATCAAGTTGTAGCATTAAATAGTTACATTGAAACTTTATCTAATGGAATGAAAAGAATAGCTAGAGTTTCAAAAAGAGATAAATTAGCAGAAAAACTATTAGTTAAATCACTTCTTCCTAAATGGAAGTTAGTAATGGAAACTAAAAATTCACTTCTAGGAAGTTTTGGAAGAACTCTTAGACTTGCAGGTACATCAACTGGCAAACCAATAATTAAAGATTTAGATGCGGTTATAAAAGAATTTGATGAATATGGTGGAGATATAAAAACTTTAGTTAAACAAATTGGTAGAGCAGGAGATACTGATGTTACCAATGTTTTAAATTATGCTTTTGCAAATAAAAGTTGGGATATAGCAAACGAAGTATGGATTAATGCACTTTTATCTAATCCTAAAACTCACATTATTAATACAACATCTAACTTAGTTAATATTTTTATTAGACCAT